TAGGATCTATTTCTTTGCGGTAGTCACTACCACCATCTCCTAATACTACAATACTGCCACAACCGTAAGATTTGGCAAGACTTTCTATAGTCCTGACATATTCTACTTTAAAGAACTCCTTTTTTTGATGTTTCCATCGGAAAGCTAAATTGAGACCATCAACAACTAATAGGTTACCATTAGGTGTTGGCGGCTTTCCAAGGTTCGTAAATTCTATCGCCATGTGTCCATTCCTGTTTTTCTTTTTCTAGCCACTTCTCAGCAAGACAAACATATGAATCTAAAAAAGATATATACATATAGTCTATATTCTGTGGCTTTTGTTTTGTTGATATAAAAAATTGTGCATGGTTGGCTTTGAAAAACAACAGCGGTTCTAAATTATTATCGTCCGCTTGTTGGCAAGTCTTAACCCACCATTGCACAAAATTATTACTTTTATTTGTAAAGACTTTAGTTGAGATTGCGTCATCTTTGTAAAACTTTACTTCTATAAGGTAGTGATTGATGTGGTGTTTTAACCACAAGTCTCCCTTAATCTTACCACTTCCAGAGCCAGGGGTTTGCTCAAACGGTAAGTTTGTCCAACGCGTTAACATATTGGCCACAAGTAGCTCGGCCTTATGACCTTTCTGTCTACTATTAACCATTATTGAGATTCGATATATTTAATTAAGTTATCTACATCGTGAAGCTTGAGATCTGCGACTGCATCATCAGGAACTTCTATATCTAGTTGTTCCTCCAAATTCATTATAATCTCAACTATGTCCAACGAATCAGCTCCATAGTCTTTTACTAAATCTCCCCCGGGCTGTATTGTGCCTGGTTCTAAATTTAATTGATGTTCTATTGCTCTTATTGTTGTATCTACATTAGTAGTCATAGTCTTGCTCCATTCTTTCTCTATGTTCTTGTTGTCTTATTATTGTTTTTTCGTGTTCACTAAGCTCTTCCCAATCGCAAGTTTTACAGGTTGAACCAACTGGTATATACTGTCTAAACTCAGGCTTGTAAGGGCATATGTGTAACCAAAAAGTATCTCCATCTTTCATATTATTCTAAATGAGATATGTTATCCTCTTTTACTATTTCTATCTTCTCTAATAGTGGGTGTGTCCAACCATGAGAAACTAGATAAGTGTTTAAGTTTTCTTCTTTAAGGAGAATCTCTACGATTTTCTCCTTCCCTTGTTCATCAAGTGCTTGATTTACCTCATCGAGGAACAGCACATTGATTTGACTTCTACTAATCGAAGTCATTAGTTTTCGTATTGCAACTAATGTCGCAATGTTTACTCTTGCGAGTTCTCCACTAGATAACGCTAGTATGTCTATGATTTTACCTGTATCGGTAACTTCTACATTTAGCTTATCATTCTCTACTACGAAATTGATACTGAATCTGCCGTCACTAAACTCTGCCAAGTACTCATTAGTTAATACTTCTAGTTCTTTGACGAGGGATTCGATTTTGTAAGCGAGGAGTCCGTTTGTACTAAACGCTTTTTTAAGTATTTCGAGAATCGAAAGTTTATCTTCAACACCGCTAAGCTTATCTGTAATTTCAGATAGTTCTCCCTCAAAAGCAACAGTTTGTTCCTGTATAATTTCAAGTCTTGTGTTGTGTCTTTCTCTCCTTTCATTCTCAGCTATTACTTCCTCCAACCCATCACGAGCTTCTTGAACTTTGTTCTTAAGTTCTTGAATGGCCACCTTGATTGCCTCTGGATCACTAACTGTTGTTGTGAGCGAGGTGTCAATAGCGGAGTAGACTCTTTCCCACTCTCTTGTTGTTTTGGCTGCTTGCCTATGTATTTCATTTTCATTCTGTATAGTCTCTAGCTTGTCCTGTTCTTGTTGCATAAAGTTTCTGCAGTTATCTGCTCTCTTATTATGCTCTTGATAGTGGTCTTCTACAAACTTCATATCAATTGGCTGGTCACAAGTAGGACACTCTTGTGTTTCAGCATTTCTTAAGACTTCGTACTTACTTCGCATATTTACTTCATGAGTAAGTTCTTGTTTCCAAGCACCTAGCTGTCCAGTAATGCGGTCTGTATCTTGTACCTCAGGGTACTGCTCTAAATCAGCCCTAGCACCTTGTACATCAAGGCTCCGTAACTGTTCTAAATATAAATTATTCTCGTTAATTTTTTTATTTTTTTCGGAGATATTTTCAAAGTCTATTTGTAACTGACGTAATCTTTTCTCATCTTCTTCCGAGATTTTTGGTAAATTCACTTTCGAGAGTACATCTATACTCTCCAATTTGTTGTCATTTAACCATTTAACGATTGTGTCAGTCTTTGCATTCAGTATTGTTACTTCCTGCGTTGCAACTCGTACTCCTTCTTTGAATGTTTCAAAGTAAGAAACGTAATCATCTAGTTTTAATAAGTCAATTAGAAACTTCTTTCTATTAGTATCTGTTGCAGTTAAAAACTGTAAACTTGTATTAGTGTTCTGATAGACAAGTTGAGTAAAAGTCTTAAAGTCAATACCTAATATCTCTCCCAAGGTTTTATAGGTATTACTAGCAGTATGACTACTAATATCTTCTCCGTTCTTCGTTAGCTTACATTTAAGGGTAGCACGGCGTGATACAGAGATATTGTAATTATCGCTATCAACACTAAAATCAAGGCTAATATCGTACCCTTGATTAACATACCGATTAGCAATATCAGCTTTCTTAACATTTTTACTATTTTTATTAAATAATACTTCCTCTAGTATTAGTGGAATAGATGATTTACCTACTCCATTTGTACCAACGAGCTGTGTCAAAGTAGCGCCCGCTAGATTGACTTCGTTGTCCTTTCCATAGGAGAAACAGTTATCCCAAATTAACTTCTGTAGAATAATCATTGTACACTCCTATAATTCCTTTAATCTTATCTTCATCTAAATTTAATATATCTTGTAGATATACAACAAGTTCATCACTAATTGTCATATCAGATGTAAGATTGAGTGTAGCTTCTACTTCTCGTCTAACAACTTTCTTGTCAAGTAGTTCTGAATTTTTTATCTTTGCCAAGTCTTGAACATCTCCTTCGAGTTCATAGATTGTATGGTCAAAGTCAGTCCCTATCATTTCATCGGGGTCTGATACAGTTTTTCTAATTAACTGCGGTAAGTCAAGTTCATGCCATGTCCATGACCAGTCATCATCAATAAGTAAAGCACCTGTCTTTACTCTGTTTCTATGAAAACTTGTTGTCATTGGACTGCCTGGATATACTATGTTTCTTTGAGTATTCTCGTGTGCATGTAAATCTCCAGCAAATACAGTCTTGTACTTATCAAATCTTTCTAAGTCAACTTCAGGTACTACATGAGGTGGTATCTCTCCTCGAACGTGTGTAAATAATATATCTGCGTCAATCGATTCTATACTACCTTTTCTATGTAGGTCTGCGTATGGAAGGATTGCCCAGTCATCTTCTACATAAGTTGTATCAATAACCTCGACCAATCCATTCACATCTGAAGTTGCTTTCTTTAGGTTAGTAAAGAAAGTCTTGTTTTTCCTAGTAGCTTCATGATTTCCATCATAAATAATAGTAGGAATAGTTACTCCTCTGATAAAATCAAAGTAAAGAGTAAGTTCGTCCATTGAGGGGACTCGATCAAACAAATCCCCACCAATGATATGCAATTCACAGTCTTGTTCTAGCTTAGTTACTTGTTCAAAGAACATCTGATATCGATTGATTGCCCAATCTACAGGTACATTCTTTTGACCAAGTTTTATGTGCCAATCTGCTGTGAATAAAATCATGCTACGAAGTCTTCTCCTGGTTGCCATTCACAACCTGTAAGACCGCCTGCTTGAAGTGCTTGTAAAGTTCTGAGAACTTCATTTGCATTTCTGCCTGTATCTAAAGCATTAACTGATACGTGCTGAACAATATTGTTCTGGTCAATGATATAAGTAGCTCTAAAGCATACTCCTTCATCTTCATCAACAATACCTAGTTCACTTGCTAAATACAGACCACAGTCTGCTGCGAGTGTATGTTCAATATCTCCAATCAATTGATTCTCTTGTTTCCAAGCCAACTTACAGAACTCGTTGTCTCCGCTGATTCCGATTACGTTTGCATGGTCTACTAAGCTGTCCATAGCCTGAATTTCAGTAGGACAGATAAAAGTAAAATCTTTAGGATAGAAATAAATTACACTCCAGTCGTGTTTCAGAGGCTCGTAAGTCTCTGTTACGCTAGCTACAACAAATTGGTTGTCAGCATCTACAGCGTTAAGTGCAAATGCTGGAAATTTTTCTCCTACTCCAATCATGATACGTCAAACTCCTCATCGACAGACTCGTTACTTTCTGCGCCTTGTACTCTTTTGAGCAACTCTAATTGTGCATCAGGTGTAGGTCTAGGAAGTACATCGTCCATAGACTTAAGGTCTTTGACTAATTCCTGTTCCCAATCTTCTAATGCTCTTGGCTTACACTTAAGCATTTGTAGTTGATACTCAACATTAAATACTTGTGGGCCAGTCTTCAATCTCTTGAAGTATATATCCCAACCAGTTTCTGCGTCAGTAGGATTTCCGATGTCCTCCATAGCGACTAAGATTTGGTCAAAAAGTTTCCTTTTTAAATTGACAACTTTGACAGATTTGTCAGAGTAGTCGATGCCTTGGACTGCATAAGCCCAACCGCATTTTAAGTCAGGGTAAAAATCACGAACGTGATCATGCTCTACATTGTTAAAGGTTTCGGTATTTCTATCGAAAGACAAGCACTCCATAGGAATGTTCTTGTTGTTCTCGCCTTTAATCCAGTAGACGTATCTTGGAAGTAAATCTCCAACCAATCTGATGTGGTGGTCTTCCTTGTTGCCAAAATTGTATGTTTCAATCTTGGACTTTTGGGCTGAGCCCTTTGTAGTATTAAAGCCTATTGCCATAATATTCTCCTTATTGTGTCTCCTCGTATTTGAAATGAATCTTTCCATCTCTAATATCAAGCAGTCTGTTTTTAGTTATAATGTCCTCACTAACTTGACAGAAAATGAGGTCTAGTGTGGTGTCTTTTGTCTTTGCGTACTCGTAAGAATTTCGGAATGATGCAACACCTACATACTCCGCAACCTCTTTATCACTAAAGGCACGCCCTTTCTCTAGCAAATCCTTAGCGTTAACCAAGAACGAGCTACCGTGAAAGTTCTTTTCATAAAACCTAAAGGTCTTATCATAATAATTCTTTGGTGTAATTTTAAAAGTTATAATTCTCATAATGGTGATTATGTTAGCAACGTTGCCGTTACTCGCTTCTAAAATCTTCTTCCAGTCAAAATATATCATATATTATACCAATTTTTTGAGGACTTGTCAAGAATTATTTTTTTCATGTATTTAATTCAAATAAAGTTTCTGTTACTTAATGTTTATCTTATAGTCTTGTTTGACATAATATCCCATTCGTGCGTTAGCTTGTCTAGCCGCCGTCTTACCTTTTAGATGGATATCTACTATTTTTGGTTGTATTTTACCTTCTTTCTTCCTTATTACTCTACCAATTAGCTGAGTAAGAAGAGGTTCATTATTTACTGGGGTACCTAGCACCAAACAACTAAGTACATCTAAGGATATACCTTCAGAGAAAATTGATTGCGTACCAAAGAGGATATTCTTATCTCCGCCCATTCTACGCATTGTATCTTCTCTTTCCGCAAAATCCATATCCCCTGTTATGCAAACTGAATTTTCACCAACTAATCGTTGACAGACTTTCAAGAACGCCACTCTGTCCGATACTACTAGTACCTTATGCCCTTCGGCGGCATACGTTGACGCAATCAGAGCCACACTATGAATGTATTCTTCGTTCGTAGCTAGATGATTGATTCTCTCTGCCCAAGGAGTAAAGCTTCCATCAAGGAATCTTATTTCGGATTTTATGACATCTATTTCTGGAGTCATGTAATTTTCTTTAGGCGGCTTAAGTACGTTCTGACCAAAGTAATCCCTGAATACTACGTGTCTCCCGTCCTTTCTCTCCAACGTTCCTGTCAGTCCTATCTTGTATCGGCTCGGCATCTCGTCTACTATTCGAGTAAACGTAGGGCTCGAAACGTGGTGCATCTCGTCCAAAACGACTGTCCCGAATAAATGTTTTATCTCGTCTATCCTGCGGTATAAACTTTGAATGTTCCCAACGACTATCGGGGACGAAGTGTCGAAGCTCCCGCTCCCGATTCTCCCTGCCTTTATCCCGAAGCACTTTTCTACTTCCTTTTCCCATTGATTCCTCAAATTGGTTGTATGTGTTACTACTAATGTTTTCTGACCAAGCTTAGCAGCTATGGCTAGACCTGTAAAAGTCTTCCCCCAACTTACCCAAGCGTTAATTATACTGTTGTCGTCTACTGCGTCATAGACCTCTTGTTGGGACGCACGTAACTCGAACTTAAACTCTGGAAACACCATCGGCGCTTGTACGCGTTTGTCGATAATTTCATACTCCTCTGGTACTAAGTCCAATCTTCCGACAGGTATGGAAACCAAACCTTCTCGCAAGGGGCGTATTGTTTTTATTATCATTGGTGGGTCTTGTGGCATACGAGGAGGCAAACTATAAGTTAGCTCTCTTTCGAGATTTTCAAGCATAACAGCATCGCCTTGCAACTGTATTCTGTTACTTACTACTGCCTTCATCTACCTAGCCTTGTTAAGAGGTCTAAATCCTCTTGTCTCCAACGTTGTGATTGCTCAGCATGGTTATTATCCCATGGGGAACTCCACCCTGTTTTATTCTTTCTATTTACTACATGATCAGGTAAATACTCTTTCATTACTTCTCTCATAAGATACTTGGTTGTGCCTGTCTGTAATCCTTTAAATTGTGTAAATCTTGTCTTTGTTGGCAAAGTCATGTTATATTGTACATATCTCTGCGTTAATAAGGGTATTCTAGCCTCCATACCAAACAGTCCTACTGTCTGGTCAGTTGCAAGAATATTCTGCTCAGATGTTGTAAGCAAATCTATAAATAAAGAGTTTGCCATAGGGTCTGATAGTTCCATAACTTTATGGGGAAACCATCTCCAGTCTTTTGCCTGAGCCATCATTGCTTCACAGTACCCTTCTTTAAATCTCTTATCATGGTGCATATAGCCTGAGAATAGTTCGTCTCCACTATCTCCTGTCAATACTACTTTACAGCCATGTTCTGCAGCAGCTTTTGCTAATTTATATCTAGGTGCTTGTCTATTATGGTCTGACCACGCATAATGTGTGCCTGCTAGCCAAGTCTTACCCAATGCAATTCTTTCATCTTTTCCTAAATCTACTTTTACTACTTCTCTACCCCATAATTCAGCAGATTTTATTGCCATTTTACTTTCATCTTGGAAACCCATATGTTCCCAAACATTTCCCTTTTCGTTACTATAACCGCAAGTAAAAAGCGTGATATCTTTAGTACTTTCACGGCATATAGATGCTACTAGCTGGCTATCGAACCCGCCACTCAGAAATATTGCATGTTTATTGTTAGAATTGCCATAATTTGCTACTTTTAATATTGACTCTTTTGTCATTTCTCTAAATTCTTCTGCGTCAAACTCTTTCTTATGAAAGTGTAGCCAATTCCATAAGTTTCTTCTAGTTAGCTTAAAGTTATTATTTAAGTCAAACTCTAGATACCCACCAGGTTCTACTTTGTGGGTAGCTTTCCAAATACATTCATCTCCCATAGAGCCAAATGCTGTTGTTCTATTCTGTAATTCTTTGTCTAAGAAAGATTTACAACTTGTACTAAATTCAAAATGCTTTCCATTATACTTCCACCATAGTGGTTTAGTCCCAAATTGGTCTCTAATTAGTGTAAGTCTATTCGCTTTAGGGTTGTAGTAAGCTATTGAGCCGTGCCAATCACTCCACTCTAGTACTGATACTCCATATTTATCGAGCATTTTACCCAACCACACGGTATCGTTCTGCATACGAGAATCATACATTTCTCCATTGAAAAGTAGTATATTACCGTTGGGGGTTGTTACAGGCTGAGTTTGATTAGACCCTGTAATATCTAATAGGCAATGTCCAAAACTAAAAGTTTCATCAGACCAGTACGTAGATGCATCAGGACCACGATGCTCCTGTTTGCTGAGCATTAGTTTGTGTACTGCATGATTGGTTGTGCCTACAAATCCACACACTATCCGAACCAACCTATAAGTATGTTAGATGTAATAAAAAAGCAGGTTATAACACCTACTATTTCGTAAAAGTATACCCATTTATCTCTATTCATATCTCCACTCTTTGCCATCGCTAACACTTTGCCCAACTTTGGGCAGCCACATTACTAAACTTAGTTTTTCTCCGCCACTTACTCCTGTGACTCTGTGCTTTGTTTTATTATCATACATTACCATACTTCTGTATGGGTTTGTAAGTGAACTATTCCAAATTTCAAAGTTCCCTCCTTCATGCTCATAGTCTGGGGTAAGATTTATACTAGCTCCTACATAACATAGGTTTTTATCTTCATGCCAGTCTAATCCCTCACTTCCTGTTTTATAGTGCATAATTTGTGCATATGCATCTTTTCTAAAAGTAATAGGTACATGAAAGTTTTTTTCTGCTATTTTTCTAATTCTATCAAAAATTTTTAAGGGACTATTAAGAGAATAATAATCTCTATCTACACTAAATAATTTTTTGTCGCTTTTTCTTACAAATGCAACTTGTTTAGAAGGGTTAGGAATTGCGTGGGTTATATACTCTTTTAAAAACTGAACTTCATCTTCATCGATAAAACTAGTTATCCTCATCACCGTCATGGTTTAGCTCCGTAAGTTCTTTCTGTACCTTTTTAAAATCCTTTTCTTTTTCAACCACTTTCCAACTAAGAATTGTGTCTTTATCAATATCGTCCCACTTGCCAAACTCTAGGTCATAGCAAATCATTTTGTCATTCTGGTCTTGTTTCCACTTTTGAGAATTTACGATTCTTTTGCCGTCTGGTATAAACGTAGGGCAAAGAGTCATTTCTCTTTGTTTTTCATTACCAGAAATAAGACTGGTATACTCCAGCAGTACAATGCCTTTTTGCATCTTTTCTACTATTTTATCGAAGTCCATTTAGGTACTCCACAAAGTTGTCATATCCACCAATATTTTCTCCATCAATCCTAATCTGAGGAAATGTTCTAGCAGTAGGAAAGTTTTCTGCAATAAACTGCATATCATAATCAGTTCCTAACTGTTTATACTCATAGGTATGGCGTGTCTCCTGAATAAATGACTGTGCAGCAAATTTTGCTTTATCACAGTAGGGACAATGTGTCTTTCCAAAAATTTCTATAATCATATTTTTCTCCATGTGGATTTTTGTTTTTCTTCGGCAAAGTCATATATTGCCATAGGAATACCTTCTTTATAAAGGACTCCTGCCCACGTGAGTTCTTCTCTAGGTGGACTCTTTTCTGCAAAAGGAAATGGACAATCTTTTAACCACAATACTGTTGCCGTTGTTTTCTTTTCCTTTTTTCTAATCTTGTGATAGTGTACTTTTACGGTTTCAGTCTTTTCATAATTAAAGACTAGTCCATTACTATCAATAAAGAACTTACCTCTGTGTCTCATTAGACCTGTGATATCTTCTATCATATATCTTAGAGGGTAAATACTTTGCATAGGACTTTGTATTCTGCGGAGACCTATTGAGTCTCCTTCCATGTTTTTATCATCTAACACTTGGTCATCAAGCCATATAATTCCGTCAATTAAGTCAACATTATCACTATGAATAACAAAAAGAGGAAACCGTAAGTCCTCTTTTCTAGTTATCAGATATTCAGGTTGACTTTTCTTTTTCATTGACCATATTCTACGCTGTGACCTTTGACGCGCTAGAAAGCTCCGATTCATTCTTCGATTCAATATACTTCCTTATGATTTTCATTGCTACTTCGGGTGAATCTTCTTCATACACCCATTTATAACCGTCGTAACCATACTCATCAGGCTCAGTTCCGAGATAGCTCAGTCCTGGCATATGTTTTTGAAAAAACATCAATATTGAGTGTGTATCTTCATACATATCCATTATTGCATTGCCCGTACCTACTTCTCTAGCAACCCATTCTGTAGTCCAAATATATGCGTTTGCATTATCAAACTCGGGAATCGGAAATAGTGATACAGTAGGGTCAGTAATCCAAGCCTTATCCCATACACTATATTGTCTGCCTTGATATTCGTATGCTCTGTGAGGCGGTCTTATCCTCACACATGCTACCATTTCTCCTGCTGGATCATCGATCGTTAGGAACCAACAGTCTTTCTCCCATTTATCAACAGGATTCATAATTCGTTTATTTTGTACTACAAAATTATTTACTCTATTGTATATAATTGTAGCATATTCTTCTTTTGGGATTATGCTAAAGTGTCTTGCTTTTTTTACATAACCATTTTCGTAATTGTGTACTCCTACGTTTCTAAGCGTCATACTGTAGTTCTCCATATAGTTCTATTCTAGTTTTGTAGTCGTCTCCGTATTTTGCCCTACCTGCTTTGTTATCTAACCAACCGCCTTTTTCTACGTAATATAAACATAGGGTAGTACAAGAGTTTGCTTCTAGCCTTCTCCGACCGTGATATGTCGTTGCCCCATTAAATAATACTGCGTCACCTTGCATTGCTTCTAGTATTTGCGCATCGTACTGTAACCCTT